TTGCTACTGCTGTTGTTGCAGTTGATGGATAGGAATATAAACTGCCATTAGTCCAAACAGTTTCAAATGATGTTCCTACTGCTGTATTTAAACCAAATTTTTGAACACCACTAAAGTTTGCTATTGAACCTCTTTGAATTGCTACTCCGATTGGTAATTGTGTAATTTGGTTTATGCTCATTACTTCTTCTTTTTCTTTTTCATTTTAGATTTCTTTTTAGGTGGTCGTCCTTTTTTACTTCCGTAAGTTCCCATTCCTCTTGGCATAATATTCTCCTATTAGTTTTGTAGTTTTCCACCAGACCATTTAGCTTCTGGTAATCCATTAATATAATTCTTTCCATCAAATGTCAAAACTTGCTTTCTGTTTGAACCATCTGAATGAGAAACGTGAACCCAACCTGATGATGGATCTCCTGTATAATACTCTAAAATTAATTGATCGAAGTCGCAGTTATTTTCAATCCATAATGCAATAGCAAGATTTGAAATAGATGGGATTTCTAGGTCTACGGCATTTCCTGTCGTATGCTGTGATGTAACTTTACTTTTTATAGCCTCACAAAGTTCAGGAGAACGATAACCAGAAGTAATAATTACAGGTTTATTATCAAACTTTACTTTTAATCTTTCTAATATTTCATAACATAAATCAGTAAGGTTTTTAATTTCTCCAGCACCAGCTTTATTAATAATACCTAATCTTATAGCAGTAGAGGACTTTTCAAATTCTTCTAATTTAAAGTGTTTGGATAATTGCATAGTTTTAAACCATAGTTAAACAAGTGAATATTGGTGTGGAGGTAATACCCACTTGCAGATGATTTATAACATTTTAGGGTTATAAAATCAATTCTGTTAAATTACTATTTGAGCCTATTGTACCTTTATAAAAAGTATTAAAAGCTAGACTTATTCTGGTATTGTCACCTTGTTTGGTTTCTACTTGATGAGTGGTTGATGATGGAAACATAAATAAATTGCCTGTTTCTACAGGAAAAAACCAAGTTTCAGAGTTCCATATATTAAAATCTTTTATTTCAGGTTTAATTTGCTGATAACCTTTATTACTACTAAAAAGTATTTTATCATTTTCTTTGTCTGAATTAAAATACAATACACCAGACACTACTGAATTTGGGTGTGCGTGTTGATGATGATATTGATCTTTTTCTGTATAGTTTAACCACGATTGAGTTATGTAAAGCTCTATATTATCTTTTGGACAAATAATTGTATCTAAATAATCTTTGCAATGTTTATCTAAAAACTTCTTTATGTTTTTAAACTCTTTTCTATTTAAAATATAATTGTCTTTTGTATTAATATTACCTTTATTATTTGTACATTTGTTTTTTTGATTATCTACAAATTGCAATTCTTGTTTTGTAAATCCTCTATCTATTTTTGTTGTATAGATAGGTGTTGGAAAAATAGAATGTATTATAGGTTGTTCCATTAATATACCCAAGATACAAATGAATATCTTGTTCCTTTTTTAACTGGTTTAACTAAATGGGGATACAAAAATACAGATGGAAATATAATTAAATCTCCAGCTTTAAATTTAATTTCATAATCATCAAACATAATAAATTCTCCACCTTCATAATTATCATTTAAAACACATACAATACTTAAAATAGGTATCCCTCTTTTTTTTCCTGTAAATAAATGGTGAATGTGATCAATGTGTTTAGACATAATTTGATTTTTCTTATATCTATTAAATCTAATCTGACTAAATCCAATCCAACCATTAAATGTATCTCCACCTATTTTTTCTAATACAATATATTTTTCTAATGCATTCCAAATTAGTTCGTGTAATTTTTTTAAATAAGTTAAATTTTCTCCTAAACAAACATCAAGTTCTTTTTCTGCATTTTTATTAAAAAGTTTATCTGGATTGTTTGGTGTGTGATATTGATGTTGTTCCCAGGTATTATTATTTGATAATTCTTTTATAGATTTATCTATAATATTTTGAGGAATCCAATTATCCAAATGAATAATATAATCTTTTAAATTTTTCACACCACTAATTTAATTTATCTTTATTTCAAATCCCAAGTTTGATTATCTTCATTCCATTTATAGTATTTTCTATTATCAATTTCTTCTTCTGTTAATACTGGTTGTTCAACTGGTGCTTCCCAAAGACAAGTTGTTTCATTTAATGTCCAACTATTAAAAGGTTTAGATGGAATAAAAGCATCTAAAGTTTGATCATAAGTAAAGCCTTTTACAGCATAATTTTTTCTAAAAGGTGTTCCAGCAAAGATATGTTCTCCACCTATTGTATTGTAAGATGTTTGTTTCCATATATCATTTGTACCATAAAGATTGTTTAAAAAATCTACTCCAACTTGTTCAGTTGTTGCAACATTATTTGATACTACCACAACTTTTAAAACTTTATTTCCTACTCCTAATTTTGCGAAATGTGCCATTATCCTGTGTAACTCCCTGATCCTGTAAATGTTAAAACTGTTTTACCTGAAACTCCTGTAGCAACTGTTGGACTACCAGTTGTTGTACCACTATAATCTGCATCTGCCATTCTTAAAATAACTACACCTGAACCACCAGCACCACCATTTCGAGGATCAGAAAGTGCACCCCCTCCACCACCACTTCCTGTATTTGTTGTACCATTACCACCATTTCCTGTAGGATTTGTAGTATTTCCTCCACCACCATCACCTCCAGGTGTATTAGTGGCTGGATAATCACATCCAGCACCACCACCACCTCTAGTAACAGCACTTCCAGTTATAGAAGAAGATAAACCATCTCCTCCGTAACCATCACCATCAGTATCACCAGCTTCACCAGCACCACCACCAGCACCTGCATATCCAGCACCACCATTTGCTCCATTAAAACCTTGATTAGCAGTACCACTTCCACCAGTTCCAGTTGTACCTCCACCACCACCTCCTGATCCACCAGGATTGGCATCTACACCACCACCTCCAGCACCACCGCCACCACCAGCAGAAGTTATATCTGTAATATCTGAACCAGAAATTATTGAATCATTACCATCTCCACCAGTTCTACTAGGAGATCCAGGATTGGCAGATGCACCACCACCAACTGTAATTGTATAAACTGTTCCAAGCGACAATTCTAAAGCTGTTTCAGAAGAACCTCCTCCACCAGATGTTTCTGAATTATAAGAATTTCTATAACCTCCAGCACCACCACCACCTGCTGTATCTTGACCACCAGCTCCTCCTCCAGCGATAACTAAAAAATCTGTTGTCATAGTTTGTATAACTTCATCAGTTACATCATCATCTGAATTAGGAATCCAACCTTGTGTTGCACCTGAATAAATTAAATCAACTGATTGACCATTTGTATTATAAACTGGATTAGGACTTGTATATCCTTGAAATTTTAAACTGTTTTGATTTATAGTAACTGCGTTTGTTCCCCATGTTCTAGCATAATCAACAAAAATTAATTCATCACCAACACTTGCTGATGCAGGTAAAGTAATAGTACAAGCATTTGATGTTGTATTAATCCAATAACCATTACCAGCTACTGCTGTTAAAGTTGTTCCTGTTACGATAGTTGATTGCCATTGAGTACCACCACCTGAAGCATCTGCAAAAGATAAATTTCCTGAACCATCTGTAGTTAAAACTTGATCTGCTGTTCCATCTGCTGTTGGGTATGATAAACCATCTATAATAACTTTACCTGTTCCATCAGGTGTGAATGTTATATTTCCATTTGAAACTGAAACTAAAGAATTACCATTAATATCTAAATCTCCACCTAATTGTGGAGTAGTATCATTTACTAAATCTGCTACAACTGAACTATCTAACCAATTAACTGTGTTAGCTGTATAGTCTAAAGTTGCTAAAGAAATATCATCAGTACCATCATAAAATTTTAGAGTAGGTGTAGTTGCAGAAGTAGTATCTAACCAAACAGTTCCAGCTACTGCTGAACTAGGTCTTGATGTACCTGAATTAGATGTATTAATAGCCTCTAAAGTGTCATTAAGATCACTACGAAAAGAGGGAAAAGATTGGTTCTGAATTAAATAATCGCCTTGTG